GGCAAAACTTTCTAAAGAAGAAAGGGAAGAAACTGATCGTAAAAAAAGAGCCGGAAGTAGAAAAGGAAAGCAATTCGTAAAGAATACTAAAACCGCAGCAAAAGCTGGCAAAGCTGCTAGAGCTGCTAAGATGTATAAAGGTAAGCGTAAAGGATAGTAAATGGGGAACAACGATCCTAAAACTAGATTAAAAGAGATAATAGACTCTTACCTCAACAAAGATGGTGGAGGAATGATAGACACTGGGATAGTGGCTGCACACCTTGCCCAGATGAAACTGTTTGGTATTAGACAAGGGGTAGAGTTTTTCCCAGCTCAAGATAACTTCGGAAATCAAAGAAAAGATTTTATAGATAGGGTAGTTAAATATAACCAGCTTGATACTAGACTAGATTCTATATGGGATTACTTTCTTTGTGATGGACAAGGCATTTTTTACATCAGACCCACTAAGACTAATTACAGATTATATTATTTTCGTAAGCACGAATATAGAAGTTATTACAATATTGACGGTCAGCTTGATGAAGTTGTAATTATATATAGTTATAAAGTACGTCAAGGATCAGGTTATCAGCAGGAAGTAATTAATCAGAGTATTAGTGGTCCCGATATGTTAGGAGCAGGTGGATCTAGAAGGTATATAAGATTATCTATTAAAAAGAAAATAATTCAAGAAACACATTCTGAAGGTGAAATATCTTTTGACTCTACTTATCAAGGATTAGCAGGTAAGACTAAGACATTTACCAATAGTTTAGGGTTTATTCCTTGCGTAGAGATATTTAACAATGCAAAAGGATTTGCAGCTGAAGGCGTAGGTGAGTTTGATGCTTTAGCTAACCACATCTGTACTCATGATGAAATGATACGCACCATGCGTAAAAACGTACAGTTCTTTGGTAATCCAACCTTATTATCTTCAAGACCTAAAACAGACTTAATGGAGTCAGGTGAGTCTACTGTTCAAAGACCTTCTATTGCAGCTAATTCTGGTTTTGCTGGCATGAATCCTTTAAGTCAATCTAGATTTAAATCAGATCCTTTATCTCGTGGTGTTGATGGTCAGATAAGAGTACCAAGAGTTATAGCAAACTTAGAACCAAATGATCGTGTTGGTTATATTGTTCCTGATGCTATTACTGGAGATCAGAATTCTTTTTCTAGGCAGTTTAGGGAGGAGATAAGAACATCTTTAGGAGGGGTAGATGAATTATCTATTTCAGCTGGAGTTACAGCTACTGAATATAAATCCTTGTTTGGTAGAGTTGCGGCAACCGCTAAAAAGAAAGCTGCTTCTATATATACGTATGGTATCTGTCGTTGTTTAGAGTTAATACTTTTTCAAGAAGAACAATTGTTCCGTGAAACTCTAGCTGCTGCAGTAGGTTTAGAAAAACCAGTTGATCTTCCTGAGGATGCTACTCAAGAGCAATTTGAGCTTTATGAAGAAGCGATGAAGTTTTATGATAACCAGATAAAGCAGTTATTGATGGCTTCTTTACAGGCTCAGCAAGTCCCTCCTAATGTGAAAGGATTAATTCCTGATGGAGATTTAAGTATCCAATGGAGATGGTTAGGTCCTGTTTATGAGGATTCAACACAAGATACACTCAATAATTCTATTGTTGTAAGAAATCTTCAAGAATTAGGCGTTGATAGCATAGAAGCATTGAAATACCTCTTTCCGAGCAAAACGGACGAGGAAAGGGCGGCCATGTTATCAGGGTTCCCTTTCAGGATGGTGAACGAATTACAGGGTGCATACTCTCAATTCGCAAAGTTAGTGGGGGGAATGATGCAGACTCCTCATCCACAATCACCAGACTTACCAATGGCGGCAGACCCAAGATTGGATATGACGCCTTATCTGTATCGAACATTAGAAGCATTACAAAAGGAGATGAGTTATGCAGGACGCTACCGTCCAATCGACCCCACAGATGAGCCAAGCACCAGCAGCGACAGTAGCTCCAAGCAGTTACGTAGCTCCGGCTCCACAGGCACCGGCTCCTCAGGCACCGGCACCACAGGCTTATCAGGTGGGTACGAGTTACCCTCAAGCGGTACCTCAGGCAGCCCCCAGCTACCAATCAAACCCTACTCAGTACGCCCCCCAATCCCAACCGGCGGCGGCACCGGAGGGCAATCCATGGGAATCGGCGTTCAACAAGGTAATGAACGTCCTGAGTACACCAGTTCAATCCCCGTTCCAGGGTCAACTCTCTCAGACGGCGACACAATACGGACCAGCGAATTACGGACAAGTAGGCAACAGCCAAGCTACGCCAGCCTCGGCTCCCCAGACCTCGTCAGTCAACCAGGCATACTCGGCCAACTCTTCCCAAACCTCCTCGACTCTCTCATCAGCGGAGCTAGACAACCTACAAGCCCAAGTAGGAATGAGCAACGAAAGCAGACAGGTGATGGACGCGTTCGGAATAGAGGCACCAGCCGTTCTAAACCAGTACGCCCTAAACCTAGAGGGGATGGTAGATAGTGCTGTTCAGTGGGGTAACCAAGCACAAGGATTAATAAAAGGATATGCAGATTTCGCTGTACAAGAGCATCAAGAGAACCTTGCTTACAACGAGATACTTACTAACCCAGACGTATTGAGTGATTACACACTTAAGTACTTTGGACCAGAAGGACCATGTCCTGTTTATGAGAATGAGCAGCAGTTAGAAACACAAGGATATCCAACAGCTCCAGTAGCTAACGGAACTAATACTTCTGCTACAACAGACGGAACAAACTTCCCAGCACCTCCACAGGCCGCTGCACCACAACAGCCAGAAAATTTCTGGGGTTCATTTAATGACACTATGTCTCGTGATCCACAGAACGCATGGAGAATGCTTAACCAGGCACAACCAAACACCGTACAGAATAAATTATTCGTAATGGAGTAGGGCTTAGCTCTGTAGCAGTGCATACTTCTTTTTGTAAAAAATTATGTACTGCTAAAATTTAATTTATAGATAGGACGGAAATAACGTCTAACTCTTTTACCCGATAAAACATTTACTGCCGCTTTTGGAGGATAAAGCAAAGTGTTCATTGATAATGACTTTCCAAAGATTCTAGGTGCGGAGCTATATAGGCCCCACCCAGCATACGTGGCTGAAATGGCCGTGGAACCAGTAGTGGTACACGACTTTTCACGCCAACCCGGGCAAACGGTTCAACTAGATAGATACAAGTTCTGGGGATCACCAGGCACTAAGGACTCTAGAGAGCGTATTGCCGATCAAACAATTGGTACAGCAAACAGCCGTAACATCACAAAGGAAAAGGTACTTGTAGTACTTAAAGAGTACACAGGTCCTGCAGATCCAGGTGATACTACACAGCCAAGTACCTTTAAAATTGCTCGTGAAACTTTAGTTACAGCACAGCGTCTTCTTTTAGATACTGGTAACTTAAACATGTTCCACCAGTCTATTGGTTCTCTAACACTTTTAGATGACTATAGAAGATGGAGAGATAGAGTATTCATTGACGAGCTTGCAAAAGCAGAAACTAACGGAGCAGCATCCTCTACACAAGGTGGATATTTCTTCGCTGGTAGCAAAACAAAAGACTCTTCTGGACGTATTGCATATACATCAACAGAATATGGCAACCAGATTCAACAGTTCTCAGTAAAAACTGACCTCTTAACTGTTGTTAAAGATTTACGTAAGAGAAACGTTCCAACATATGCAGACGGTTTATATCGTTGCTTAGTTGATCCAACATTCATGATGCACTTACGTCGTGACAGCGACTTCAGAGAAATCGCACGTTACGCTGGTGCTCCTGGCCAAGGAATGTACATGGGTAATCCTATGATTCCTAACAACGCTAGTTTCTTCCAAGGACCTCAGGCTGGACAAGCTTACTTCCTTGCAGGTGAACCAGTGATGCCAACAGGCGTACAGTTTGAAGGTGTTAAATTCTTCGAGTCTACAAACTTCCCAACTAAGAACATAACAGCTACTTTTGACAATAGTTCTTATGCTTCTAGAGAAGTTGCTCAAGGATTCTTCTTCGGACCACAAGCAATTGGTGTTGGAATTGGTGGACCTAACGCACAGGTGCTCATTAATAATAATGATGACTTTAGCAGATTTATCATATTGATCTGGCAACTATACGCTGGTTTCGAGAGTCTAAACAAAGATTTCGTTACAACAGCATTTAGTTTCGTATCAGATGACGGCAGCATCTAGTAATTAAATAAAATAAGTAAAATTAAAGGAGAAATAAATGTCTTATTTATCAGCTAAGAAAATTTACCCTGGTAACTTTACAGAGGCTCTTAACGGTTGGTACAAAAATGTTGATACTACCGATAGTGGCTCTAATGACAAGAGTGTAGGAGGTCCTACTTCTGTACTTGCAGTTCCAGGTTATAGATATTTTCAACAACGTGGTTATGCACAGATTACAGGTAAGGTAGGTGGAAAGGTTTCATCAGCAGATGTTATCGTTCCTTCACCTTATAGAAATGATGATACACGTACAGACATCACAGGAATGGTGATCTCAGGTAGTTCAACTCTTCCTTCTTATGTTTATCGTGCTGCAGTATCTGTTGCATCTGGTTGGGATGGTCGTGTTGCTTCTGGTATTTATGCCGCAACTGGTGACGCAATCTCATTCGGACGTAGTAATGGTGGTTCACCTGTAGCAGCTTCTGGTCTTGCAGAAGGATGTGCTCAGGCAAACATCA